CATCTTTTGCGCTATAAATTCATCGTCATTCGATGCTTCTTTCGTCTTAATGAATTGTTGATACCGTGATAATGGTATTTCGCTTAATGATGTAGGTAGTAATAAATCTAACTTCATATATTAATAACTTATTTTTCGTGTTTTTGTAATAGTGCTATAAAATCGAATACGAACCATAGTTCTTGTTCATACCCAAAGTTTCCATTTCGTGATAACGAACGGCATCAATTGCGTGATTAAAATTGTCAATCGGTTTGTTTAGTCGTTTGCCTGTTTTGTCAGTATCCCAGCAATAAGATCTTAACTCCTTGATCAAGTTTATGCTTTGTGATGTCACTAAATAGTCTTCTCGTTGCATTACATCTATTCCGTAGTTAATTGAATCTTTGCCTTTTGTTACACCTTTAATTGTGATGCCGTATCGTTGTATGTCGGCTATTGATTTTGGCTCGGCACTATCTGCATACACAGGTACATTTTTAGGAAGTAGTTTTGCTATGTCGCTATTTAGTAAACCTGTTTGGTATGTTACTTCGTTTAGGATTCGTGTTTCGTTAAGTTTGTAAACTTCGATAATAGAAGTAGGGTCATTTGTATACCCAAAGTCCATTCCTATGCCAATTAATCTTGCTTCATCTTGTACAATATCTATCTGTTTCCAATTGCTAAAGACAACGCCCTCTAATTGACCCATTTCGCCATCTACATAAACACGAACCCAGTTCTTCCAGTAGTTGCTTGTAGCTGCTTTCTTTATGTTCTTTTCTATTTGGCTTATAATACCACTATCTAAAGCTTCGTTGTCTTTGTATGTTAAGATTATTTTTTCGGCATCTTCTTGCCCTTCTAATTCTGTTTGCACCCAAAATTCTGCGGTTGGATTGTAGTCTAAAAATACTTCGTCTTTTGTTCGTATAGATAATTCGTTGTAGGATTCAAAGCTAACTGAATTGCACTCATTGATGTATAAGATACTTCTACGACCACCACGAAGCTTACTTGCATCATCAGCACTAAAAAACTCTATAAAGCTACCATTTGAAAATTCGTATTTTAAGAGACTCTTGTTGTATCGTTCATCTACAAACCTATGAATAGACTTCATGATCTTTAAGAAGTCACGTAAAGCACCTCTACGTAGATGAGGTATTGATTCAGCTACTACGCTAATCTCAGTGTTTGGTGTTTTAGCTGCACGATCTATCAAAATAGGAAGTATGCCATAGGTTTTTCCAGCAGATGTGCCACCTTGTACAATCTTAATTCGTTTTTTTAACGCAAGTATTTTATTTATTGCTGTCGTCCTTTGAAACATCTGGGAATAACGGTTGCTCAATATTAGTTTGTTCTATCTGCTCTTTTAGTGAGTTTAAACGTGCAGTAATACTTGGATTGTATTGACCTACCATACCACCCTTAATCTGATCATCACGTATTTCTTTGCGTATGCGTGAAGAGATAGTACAAAATTCTTCGTAAGCTTTGTTTGTATTCTCTAAATAATGCTTTGCCGTAAAGTTATATTTATCGTGGCAATATATCTCAAAGCCTTCTATTGTGAATGGTACCTCTAGTGGTTCTCCTACCATATCACCTGTTCTTTGGTTAAGATGATATTTAAATCTAGGATTCATCTTTGTGTCGGCTTTGTATTTCTTAAATATTTCTTCTAACTCTTTCGGGTCTTTAATTTTCTTAGGTCTCATATTAGTCTTCGTATGTTAAATAAACTTTTCGCATCTTTTCTATGATCTCACGAACACAACTTGCACAACTAGTAGCGTTTTGCTTTACTTTAAAAATTCTGTTGTATATTTTTAGAAGTGCTTGTTGTTCTGTTGGCTTTATAGTGTTTCTTTCTATGCTAAACCATTCGTGTAGCCAATTGTATTCTTCTTCGTGTAGGCATTCTGGCTTTCGTGTTCTGCTGAACATTTCGTTTAGCTTTTGCTTTCGTTCTTCGCATCCACAATCTTCACCAAGTACAAACTTTGCAACTGCTGCTACTCCTGTTTTCTCCAGTACTGTTTCTACTATGTCGCCTACTCCTTTAGGTTCTTTCTTTTTAGTAGTTCGTTTTTTTCTTGTTTTCTTTTTTGTTTCGCTCATATCTTTTCGTAATCTTGGTTTATATAATCTTCATAGTCTTCTGCTATGTTTTCTTTTATTCTTTCTTTACAATACTTTATTGTGTGAAATATTGTGCTTGTGCCTATTCGTGTTTGCTTACTTAACTTCCTCATCGATATTTTGTCGTTTCGATAAATATTAAATATGCGTTGGTCAAACCAATGCCAAGTGCTTACTTCGGCTTGTATTCTTGCTTCTAACATCATTTCTGCATCTTGCTTTTCTATGTAGTCATATTCTACACCTAAGTTTCTGCATTCGTGTATGTCTACTTTCTTATGTTTCTTTCTTTGTTTTATCAATGTTAAAAATATATTTCTTAATGTAAAATGTATGTATGCACGGTTTACTGATCCATCTTTTTGTAATACTTTTGAAGGGCTTGAATATTTATCTAGACGTAAATACATTTCTTGAACAATGTCTTCTGCGTAAAGTTCTTCGCCATAACTTTTAACTATCCGCACATAGTCATCATGAAATTTAGCAACCTTTTTTAGCCAGTTCATCGGTTAGTATATAAACAAATATAATGATTATTTATTAATCACGTATAAACAATTTAAAACTTAAAAAGAAAAGCGCCCATCTCTGAGCGCCTACCTTATACAAATTAACCTAATCAAAAAACAAATATACTAATTAAAATGGTAAATCGTTTTTATCTTCTTTTGGTTTGTGACCATATCCAGATTCTACTTCTGCTTGGTACGGTTCTGAAAACTTAACACTAAAATACTTTTTACCGTTTTTAGATTCATTTAGCCACATAGCTACTTCTTTTTCTTTGCCATCGATCATAGCTTTGCCTTTGTAATCTGGCTGAGTTTCTTTTTCTTTGTAGTCGTTTTTAAAGATTGCACCACTGTTGTCTTTCTGTTCCATTTATTTATTATTTATTGTTTCACTTAAAATATAGGCACTTAACGTCTTTCGTTTTCGCCTTGCTTTTTCTTTCAAAAGCTTTTTTTCTTCTTGTGTTACTCTTATTGTAACGATGTCATTCTTTCGTGTTTTCATTCTATTAAAGTATTATAGTATTCTCTACATTCTTCTATGCGTTTGTATATTGCTTGTACTACCTCTTCATCGTAAGCTACTTCAAACGTCTTGATTCGTTTTTCTTTAGGTATGTGATCAAAGTTGTGTTTGGCTTCTACTTCTTGGCGCAGTTCTTCGCTTTCATCAATTAAGTAGTTTTTCCAATGCTGTCTTCTAACCTCATCTTCTACAACTTCTATCGGTGTATTAACTAAACAATAAACAAGTAAGCTTTTACATTTACCCGTTAAAGCCATATAGCCCTGTAGCTGGTAGTAATAGTCTTTAGTTGGTATTTCTTCAGCAAAGAATGGAAAAGTAGTGCCATCGTAACTGCTTTTAACATCTAAAAGTATATCTTTCGTGTTCACATCAGGTGTACCTGTCAAGTAATCGTTATCAAAGTGTTCTTCGTTCTTGTGCATAAAACCAAGATCTAAAACCTCTTGTGCAAGTTCTATTGATTGTTCTTCAACCTTATTTCCTTTGTCGGTGTAACGGCTTGAAAACTCTTTCTTGATACCGTACATTTCTTCGATAGCTAAATCTTGTAGATATGTCTTGCAAGTCTTACTCAATACTTCTGACTTGCTTCTTGCGTTAGTCATTATTTTACCTAACGCTGAACAGCGAATCTTCAACATATTTTAAGTGCTTTAAGTTGTAAGTCGCTTAGATCATACTGGCTTTTAAGTTGATCTTTAGTGTAGGTACCTTCTTGTACTGCTTTTAATGCACTTTCGAATCTTTGTTTAGTTAAAGTTTTCTTCGTGTTTTTGCCCTTGCCGTGTGTATTTGTTACATCGGCATCTTTCGTATCGTCAATTAAAAACAATCCGTTAAGTGCATACTTTCTTGCATAGCTTGATGAACTACCAAAGCTCTGTGCTATATCCATACCTTTACGATTTGGGTCAATACCTGCTTGTGCTTTTACTGCTTGTACTTTATTGCCATCAGTTATTACTGCCGTAGCTTCAATGTACATATATCCAGCTGCTTCTTTTACCTCATCTGTTAAGTTCAATACCAAACCATTTAGTAACGGCTTAACGGCTTCCATGATATCCTCACAACTGCGATATTTGTAATTGCCAAACTTGTTAAATTGATTCTTTGGTGCTTTTAGTTCTTGCTGGATAGCACCTAACCTTTCGATTAATGTATTCTTCATAATGTATTTTTTAAATGTGTATACAAATATACTACTTTTTATTCAATAACTTCTTTTTTTGTTTATACACTTCTATTATTTCTTTTAGTTCTTCACGTGTAAACTTTCTTATCTTGTGTGCTTCTTCGTGTAGCTTAAATAATTCATCGCCACCGATTCGTTTTTCTATACCGATTTGGTAGTTTAGTAGGTTTCCGTGTTTGTGTTGGTTACAGGCTACGCATTGACCGTGAACATTATTCTCATCGAAAGTCACGTTCTTGTGGCTTGTACTAAAATAGTGACCAGCATCGAACTTTGTACCTAATGGCTTATTACAACTTACACAAGGTTTGTTCTTGTCACGTTCTCTTATATATGCGTTAAAGTATGTTTGTGCTTTTTTAGTCAAGCTTTGCACCGTTTCTAATTCGTCTTTTAGTCGTTTCTTTTCTTTCTTCCAATTCTTGACCTTTGCAGTTTCTACCCAAACACGAACGCACTCACTTTTAAAGCAGTATTTTTGGTTAAAGTGTTTAGCTTCAAACTTTTCTTTACAATGTTTACATCGTGGCATTAAATACCTTCTTTTAAGTTTTCTACTAAAATGTTTAATTTATCTATTTCGTGTTTCTGTTCGCTTATTTGCATTTGCAAACGTAAATTCGTTTTGCACTCTAAAATAAATTCTTCTTCTAACTGCATAAACACGGATTGAAATTCTGCAATATCTTCTAAACTTTCAAGCATTGAGTTAATCAAGTCGTGTCGTTCTGGGTGCTTCTTTTGCAATTCTTCAATACTACTTGTAAACTTAATAATTGTAGTTTGTAGGTTTATCTTTGCTTTTAGTAAATCTAAACTTTCCATTTATCTTAATTTTTCTAAAGGGTTAACACCATACAATTCAAAACCTAAACCTCTATTAAAGTCACAAAAAATATAGTCTTCTAAAAGTGTTTGTTCGCCACCTGTATCACGATCTTTTATTTTGTCAATGCTTACTAAAGTAACGTATTTCATTGTTTCGTGTTTTACTAATCTGTGAATCGTAATAAAATCATCACATCTATTTAGAAAGCTTTTACCGCCTTCAACGTAAGCTGCCATAGGTGGTTTTAAATGACCATCCCACATGTGACCCTTGGGAAATAAATTACCTTGCCTACCGCTCTCACTTGTTGGATGCGTACTAATATAAATTGTTTTTCCTGTTTCGTTTACAAATTGTCTTGCCATATTTAAAAACTTGTAGTTGCCTTCGTAACCATATTCACGGCTTAAACCTGTGAACGGGTCAATTAAACAACAATCTGCATCCGTGTTTTTAAACTCTTCTAATAATTGTTCAGGGGTATATAGTCTTGAATTATCTACAAAGTCAAAGTATTGTTCTAAGTGAGTTGAGTAGCTTCGTATTTGTGAATCGTGTAATTCTTTAAACGGCAAACCTGTGTACATCTGAATCATATCACGCATTATTTGACCGTATTGATTTTCTCCAGCCCATAAACAAAACTTTATATCGTGTTTAAGTGCAAGTGTTAAAAAGTACCAAAAAACGAAATAACTTTTTCCTACGTTGTCGTGTCCAAGAATGATGTTAAGTTGTTTAGGTTTAAATACTATATGATCATCTAACTTACAACCAATAGGCAAACCTTGTTTTATTCTTCCGTGTTTATAATCTAATAAATATTTAGTGTGTATTCCTTTACTTAACATAACCATGCTTCTTTGCTTGTGCTACTAATTTATCTTCTTCTTCTTTTGGTACTTTTTTTAGCCAATTTTTAGCTGTTAAATAT